TCATACTGTTTAAGAACCTTGCGGTTAGCATCGATATTCTCCCTTGCTATTTTGATTTTTTCATCGTATATGGCCACCCGAGCCATCGAGTCTCCGGATACCAGGCTCTGGTCCGAATGGGCCTTGCTCAGGAATCCAAAGATGCCCATGCTGGTGAGCAACATCAGGAATGCCACAGCCGGAACAAGATAGAACTTGTATATGATGCTGGCTCGTTCCCAATTCATCTTGAGCCAAACAGCGGCAGTGACTTTGCCCACTTCCAAACTGGCGCCCATGATCATGATCGGGATCACAGCGGCTGAGAAAATGGCTGTTAGACCTATAATGCTGTAGTAGGCCGCAATGGCACTGATGATCAGTGCAACAAATAAGGTAAAGTATCCAAATATCATAATTGTGTATTTATGGGTTTTAGTCCCATAGTATACACAGACAAATGGGTGTTGTCAACGAGTTTGGTTAAGTTAATTCTCTTACAGTAAAGGCAAACCACACATCCAATTTGGTGTTGTTGTCTACTCGTTTCATGCAGAGTGTGAGCATGTTAGGACTGCCGCCACCGCGCAGATTTGCAGGGCCTTCGTCACCGCTGGTATTCTTACCAATGATGATACCACTGTGTCGCATATAAGTACCTGCTGGTACTGTAAAGGTATTGCCCTGATTGCTGGAGTATTGATCTTGATACACACGATATTGACTGTGTTGACCAAATGTGGTCCAAGAGGGTATGGCCGCACCTGCTATGGTGAGTGGGCCTTCATACCATTCGTATACGATGGTGCTTTGGTTGGCATTGTTGTTGCCAATTTCATATTCTAAGATTTTGATTATGTCTGCGGCATTGGCACTGCCGTTCTGAAAACTCACCACAGGACGCATGGTGTTGTCCATAGTCCACCCGCGAGTAGCATTAGTGGCATGATTGTTGAAACTGTACTTGTCGCCGGCGTCTTCAGTTGTCACAACTGTGATGATATTGCCAATGGTGGCTGTAACATTGCCAGTGACAGCAGGCATCTGTGTGATGCTGACATTGCCCAGGGCAGGTAGTTGATCAATGCTGACATTGCCCCAAACATGCACATTGCCTGTCACAGCCGGAAGTGTGGTGATGCCACCAACATTGCCTATCACGCTTACATTGGCATTGCCGCCTGTGACTGTTATGTTGCCTTGTACCGGAACAAATGTGGTCAAGTTGCCAAATGTACCAACTTCGGTTAGATGGACATGGACTGGATCAGTGGGGCTAGATGCAACATTGACAGTGCCAGGTATATTGACATTGCCCGAAATAACAATGTTGCCAGCAAAGCCGGTACGGACCGCTATATCATTGTTGCCATCAACATACAGTGCGTTGGTTAGATTTTGTAGTCGGTAATCAACGCCGGGTCCTTTGTTGCTGTTACTCATTGATTAGCTCCAAGGACGGCCTTGGACCAATCCGCCGGTGTTGGGGTTGTCTACTATGGTGTTACCGGAATATTTTGTAGGCAGGTTGTTGATGGTTAAAGTATAAGTTTTGCTCGATGCTGTTCGATCCAAGGTGGCCAAGGCCAATTTAGCTTCTTGTCTAAGCTGGCGTGATGCCAGTCTGGAAATCTTGTTGTGTGTTCTCAGTGCGGTGCCTGACACAATGCCCAGACTGGCAAGTGTGGCGCTTTCACTCAAAATAGTCTCAGATCGGGACAAGTCATACCAGGTGCTGTTAAAACTTCTTGCACTGTTGATTGCGGTCTTCAACTGTGCCACGGTCTGTCCGTTGTCAATGGTGTAGGTGTCATAAACGGCTGTGTTTAACAGGCTCTGTACTGTGATTGTGATGTTGGCCATGCTTACTCCTTGGCCTGATAGTCGGGATACATGCTGGGCGCATTGGTGCGTATATCAGCCGGGTTCTTGCTGTGATGCATGTCCGTACCTGCAGGATAAGCGGCTTCGGCAGGTGCTACATGCTCGTGCGGTGTGTTGGCATATTCCGGCTCTTGGTGCTCAGCAGGTGCAGATTGAACTCCGTCAATCAAGTTCATCATGTCCCGCAATATCTCTTGTACTTTCATATCGATCCCCGTATAGAATATTTAGCCAAAAGATAACCCGCCGGGGCGAGTTTGTTTATACGGGTGTTACATTTAGCAAACCAGTTTGTTGTATTCTGTCGTACAACTGTTCTATACTGGGATTACCGGTAAAATTGGTCTGTAGCACAATACGCCAATTGTTGCTGTTATTAAAAAACGCATGGTAAACATCTGTGTTTACCAAATACATGGTTCCCACGGATATACCAGTTAACTGATCTGTATAAGGCATGGAGGGGTAGTTTGGCAAATTGCCAATATTCCTAGAGTACCTATTGCCCGAACTGTTGTCGGGAGTGGCCATGATCACTTTGCCACCATGTTGTACTTCAACCAATTCGTCGCTGTACCAACGAGTCCAATCCAACTCAGACCCTTGTATAAGAATATTAAGTGCAGATTTTTTTACAGAACCATCTTTGTGTATTTCAAATCCGTCACCGGGTGGGGTGATAAACAACTGATGGTTATGAACAGAGATCTTATCTGTGTCAAAATTCTTTGGAAATATAGCATCTCTAAAAACTTTAACCAATCTTTCATTTTGAAAGTGAGCCAGGTGCGCTTTTGATTTTATTGCTGGTGCAATAACTCCGGGCTTGTTTTCAAACACTTCGCGTATACGATGTGCTTCTTGTACAATGACTTTGAGTAAATTAGTTGATGATACGGTACCCAATACTTTGTAATTCATAAAATTATTTATAGCACTGTATCAACCGCATCACATTATTGTACTGTGGCCTGTATGTAATCTGGTCCGGCTGTCTTGAGCATAGCGGCATGAGTCACCAGCCTGGCAAATTCGTCAATTTCTTCGCCGGACGCATATATTTCTGGAAGTGTGCCATGACATACTGCCCACAGTCGTTCAATGTCAGCTTCTTCTAACCAGGTGTCAAATTCTGTCATTGTTCTGCTCCTGACCGTATTAACAGGCCTTGTGAATTTTTTATTCGGTCCAGGGCCATGCGTTCGTTGTCCGCACCCATACTGGTCCAATTGGCGTATAGTGCAACGATTGCGGCAACTATGATACCAACTGTTTCTTTCATGTTAAAGTCCTTTGATAAAATCTATCACTGCACGGGCCTGAGTCAAGTCCATGTTGCTGTCATCCACTTCTTTGACCGCAGGGCGGAACACATAGTGACTATTTTTGATAGCATAGGGACTGGTGTTGTTGGTGGGCACAACATTGAATCGATCATAGCTCATCTGGCGTTTCTTGTTCATGGTTGCTCCTTAGGTTATTACAATTTGTTTCTGGTTTACTCGGTCGCTATACAGTTGAGTACCGCGCTCACGAATCATGTCGGCCGCGGCCTGTGGACCGGTCTCAAACAGGTCGCGTAAATCTTGTTGAGTAATATCACGGTCTGTTGTTACTGTATAAATTTCGTAATGTCGCTGTGGGTTATATCGAGCCCGCATCATCATTGCACTGACCATTTGGTTGACCCGACGCAAGTGTTCATTGCGTGGCACCGTGTCCGGATTGCGAATTATGTCAAACAGTTTTTCTTGTTCAAATGTTTCCGACTGATCACGGTCTTCAGTGATGTCAATGCAGGCTTCAAGTCCGGTGTTGTCCCAACTCACAATGAAAAGATTTTGTTTCTTCATAGTGCTATTGTACATTCGATATCATTATTAGTCAATGGCTCTACGAAAAATGATTTCCTGTCGAGCAAAGGCTTCTTGTTCCCAGGGTTGATCCAAATACGGAGTGCGTCTTGAGTAAAACTTGCCACGCCATTTTTTACCTCGTGGTGTCATTTGTAGTATGCCTTTGGCCAATTGACGCACATGAACCAGTTCGTGTGCCAGTGTTACACCCAATTCTATAAGATTGCGTCGGGGTTTTAACACAACCAAAATTGTATCTATACCTGCCATTGGTATGGTGGTACCGTGATCCGTTAACTCGCGATCTGTTTTGATCATTAGCAGTCGACGGCTACTGTTCAACCCCAATTGGGTCAGCATACTGGGCAGTACCGCTTCAATGAAGCGTCGAGTCTTGGGACCTGCTTCAACATGGAATTGCATTTTGTTCCTTAATGGCTGTTCAGGGCTGGCATACTGCCATTGATAATTTCACGCTCTACGGCATGTGCTGGTTTGCGACCACGCACAATATCAACCAACAGGACTGCAAACGCTTCGGCGCCGTGAGTGCGTATGCTCTCGCACAATGCCCAATCTTTGTTTTCTGTCAGCGCACGGCGTACATGCTTTTGGAAGCGAACTTTGAGCGCACGGTTAACTTGATTGCCACAGACCGTGATACCAACATAAGTTTCGTTTGTGTTAGTGTTCACTAACATATAAACGGCATGTTTGGTATCTTGGCGTCTTTTTCGGGTTTGCTTTTTAACTTCCATACAAGTATTATACAAAAGATGCCTTTTTCGGACAAATTCGAGCCATAAAAAAAGTACTACAAAAGTAGTACTTTTTAAACTCTAAAAAAGTAGTACTTTTTAGTGCAGAGTTGCGTCATTGTCAATATCGTCTATGTCCCTGACCCCGAATATTTTCAATATTTTTTGTACACTTTTAGGTGCAGTAAAGGATCCAGTTTCGGGCAACAATACGCTTTTTAATTCGCCTTTGGGGCCAATGATAAAAGCATAGTCCTCATCTTCCCAATTAACTTCGTTAAGAAACTCGTCAATTTCTTCTTCCGACTCTCGCGTGACCTTGGACATGACTGTCCTCCTTGTTATTATTATTTACTTAAAAAGTATCATTGCCATTATGGTTGCTTGAGCAATAAATCCAATACCGATTGTGACGATATTCAGAGTATCTTTGAGAATAACCGCACGGCCAAACAGCAGTACAAGCCCGGCCCACATGAACAGCACAACATCCAGGCCCGGGGTTCGGTCGCTGAGTCCTGTTAACAGAGCCAACAAACTGGGCACTGTGGCACAATGTATCACAATTGCGGCCAACCATCCCAGAGTGTCTGCAGAGATTTTACCAAGGTGATCTTCAAAAAACTTGATAATGTTGAATTTGACTTTGGCCAGGGTAAAGAGATTTACATCAGGTAATTTCACTGATTAGTCCTTGTAAAAGATGTGGCGACCAATTTGATTAATCTTTTTCTTGCCCCAGTTGGGGTTGATGTAATCGGCATGGTAGTAAAGTGCATCACGCATTGTACTGAGTCTAAAGTTTTCTAGCAACACTTTCTTTGCCACTTCTTCGCTTTCCTTGTAAAGTGCAGGATACACTGGACGAATTTTGTGTGTGTTTTCACAAGCCCATGAGAACTGGCAAATAATTTTGCCAAAGTAATTGTTCTTCTGATAAACCACTCCGCAAACGCCATCGCCGAAACGGCCTGATGCAACGCGGTTCATGGTGACTTGTGCCACAGCAACTTTGCCTTCAAATGGCTCACTCGCGGCTTCCCAATAAATGTTTTTGGTCAAACAATCTAACTGCCGAGTACGATCTGCTGTACTAACAAAACCTTGGCGGTAAGCTTCTGAGCCTTCCCTTAGGTTTTCGAATTTAACGTTGACTGCTTGTACCAAGACAGCGGCAATCAAAATTAAACCTAAAAATTTCAACAGCATTGTGGTCAATGCCGCTAAAAGGTCTTGGTTGATACGAGACATGAGTGTCATCATATTTTACCTCCTTCTATAGGTGTGTAGTTTTATATAAGACATTGGAGTAGGTGGTAAACGACTACTATAACCCAATAACTGAGTATATTATAGCATTTTTTTCGTGGAGAATCAAGTAATATGGGCAGTTAATGCCCATTTATCTTTTAAACTTTGTGCCAATCAGCAGTGAATTTTTTGCCTGTACTGCTAAATTTCTTCCCTCAACCAAAGCGGCATGAACAGCATCACCACCCACATTGTTTTGTCTACACCCTTCGAAGAGTGTGACATAATTCAGTCCTTGAGCATCAACTCCGTAGTCGTGCAGATTGTTGACCATGCTCAAGATACCATTGACCCCGGCTGAAGTTGTGTTGTCCAATGATATGCCTGCCAATGCTAAATTGTGCAATTCAGTTGTCACTTGAGATTGCATGGCAGTGATGGCAGAATTTCCTGTGGTGGCTATGGTGCTGAGTGCGGTGGTAGAGTTGAAAGTGTTGGCCGCTGTCCAAAGAGCCGCAAATGCATTGTCAATTTGACTGCCGGTGCCAGTGGCGCATTGAGCGACAACATTTGACAAGTTTGTATTCAGTTCAGTTCCTGCTGTGCTGGACAATACTGTGGTCAAACAACTGTTGATGGTGGTCAGTGCCGTACTGTGGGCAACTCCTGCTATAGAACCCATAACATCTGTTATAGTTGGGTTACCCATGGTGCCTGTGCCTGTGCCCAACGAAGCAGACAAGTTGGCATAATCTGAATCTGATATGATATCAGTGTAGGCATCCAAGTAAGTGAGAGTGGGAACTTCTATGTCGTTCAACAGGTCAGCTACTTCAGCGAAAGATTTAAATTGTCCGCCTAGGTTTATGAATTCGTTGGCCAGGCCGGCAAAGTTGCCACCGGGTACAACTGCCAACTCTGTACTGTCAAAAATCTTACTCAAGTCAAGCAGTTGACTCAAATTGGTAATAGGAGAATTAGGCGTTATGTTTGTCTGCTCGATTATTTTAGTTAATGTAGTGCCTGCAATCTTTGATAAAAATATTACCAATGTATCTGCATCATCTGTTTGCCAGGTTTGTGGCAACATATTTCCGCCTATTAGATAAACTCCATTTTGTCCGTTTTCTGCAAAACCGTGATCTATTAGGTTTTGTATAAAGGTAGCAGGATCACCAAGTTTGTTCAATTTGGTAACATCATAGGCAGTACCGAAGCGACGAATGCCACGAGACAAGGTGGCCATTTGTGCATCAGTACCAAATATGTTGCTGAGTCCGTTGGCCACTGCACTACTGTGATTGGTAACACTGATTCCCAGATTGTCAAATGTTTGATCGTAAAAAGTTTCCAACATGGTCTGCGTTGACAAACTTGCTGTAACAAATGCACCGACCTGCGACAATATGGCAGTAAACTTTGTGATGTCGTACAAGCCAGAACCAATGCTGGGCAACATTTTATTGTAGTGTGCAGACACCGTGGCAATTGTTGTGTTGGCGTTGGCAATGTACAAGGGCAGATGTAAATTGGTCACGGTCCAACCTCTAGCAGACAAGGTGTTGCCATAAGTGGTACCCGGTTGCAGATTTGAGTAATTGCTGACTAGGCCGTTGATGCCAACAGTGGTCATTGCAGAAGTCATTGTGGCATTGGGTTGTAGACCAATGTTGCTGTTTAAATTGGCGGCCGCTATTATCAATGACGGAGTCATGTTATGATCCTACCGTCACTGTTGCGGCGCCAGGGCCTGTGATAGGGCCAGGTCCCCAAAATTCTCTGCGATTTTTTCTAACTGATACTGTGGTGGTATCGTCAACAAAACTCAAGGCTTTGCCTTCAATGCTCACTGTGCTGGAACCTGGACCAGTGACAGTTTCACCGTGATCTGTTTTGTCCGAGTTGACCAAGGTAGGCGGTTTGCCTTCAATCGTGACCGTGGCGGCACCAGGGCCTGCTACGCTTTCGCCCTTGGCTGTTGCATCACCGATCAACGAAGGTATGGCCATATTAAACTATGATCTTTTGTTTGGGCGCAACATCAATACCGGTTGTGGTTTTGATATAATGCGATTTCATTTGTTCCAGGGACTCAGCATGAAACATCACATGTTGTCGGTTTAGGAATACTTTAACATCTTGATCAGCACTGAATAGACTCTGAATCAAGCCTATACCCTGTTGACTTGGCATGACTGTACAGGGACTGGCAACATTGAAGCCTTCGCTGGTCTCTTCTACAACCTTGGCCACCAGCTCGTCACCGTTGACCATTTTGAAACTCACCACATCACCTGATGCATATCGTTGATTTACTAACATATTAACCCTTTAGTTCTGCCCAAAACTCTTCGCCTTTGCCGGCGATACCTTGGTAACCACCAGGAACAAGAGTTGTGCCGTTAAAAATTTGTGGAACACTACGCAGGCCCAAGTCTACAAGATGCTGTCTTGCATCTGTATCTTCTTCAATGCTGATTGTGTTGTACTCCACGCCCTTGCTCTCTAAGAGACTTTTGGCCCGATCGCAAAACGGACAATTACTTTTTGAATAAACTGTTATCATTATAAACTAAAACCTTTAAATGTGTCGTTGTC